TCGACCGCGGCCCAGTAGCTGTCAGCGGAATTGTCGATCTGCTGATTGAGCGTCGCCGACAGCGTGACCATTTCGATCGATGACGTGCTGACCGACGCCAGCACTTCTTGCGGCGTGAGTGTGTTTGTCGGCGTCCAGTCGGCACGCGACGAGCGGATGACGTGCAGGCGCGCCTCGTGAGAATTCGTGAGCATCCGCGCTTCGACGTTTTTCAGATACGACCCTTGCGGCAATTGGATCGGGATCAACGCGCCGCCGTCCACGCCCGTGTCGGTCGCGATCAGTCCGCCGTATGCGCCCGTTGTAGGATTCCACGCGCGCGCCGCGGTGCCGAACAGACTCGCGGTCTGGAGATCCAGTCGCATCGGGCTTGCGAGCGCGAGCTGGCGACGGTCGTCGAGCCACAGTGGCCAGCTGCCAACGTTCATGTAAGCGAAGCGCGCGCGGTCGTTATACAAGACGACCGCCGTTGCGGGTCGCCCGCCGTTGTGCCGATGCCAAAGCGAGTCGGCCGGGTCCCAGTAGGCATTGATGCAGATGACGAGCCCGCCGTCGGAATCAGCTTGCGAGCCCGCATAGACGTGCGCTCGGATCGAGCTGTCAACGCGGATGTCGCTGACGTGCGACCATTTGCTTCCCGACACGCCCGCGATCACGGCCAGCGCCGAACCGGCGATCGCGGGCGTCGACGCGGCGACAACCTGCCCGAAGGTCTGCTTTTGACTGAACGTTTGCGCGATGGTCGTGCGTGCAACGTCGCTCGGCACGCCCGCGCTGCCGAAGGCGTCGAGCAAATAGCGCGTGCGATTGGCGAGCGCTTGCGCCAGCGCGGCGACGTCTTCGGCGGCGTGCGCGCGCGAGTCGAGCCCTTCGGGTACAACGATCGCTGTGTCGAAGCTGCTGGTCTCGGTCAGTACACGCGACATGACTTACCTCACTGTGAGTTGGATCGGGCTCGGTCCGTTCCATCGCCCGCTGACTTCCGACCACGGGCGTTCGCTGTTCCACGTTTCGAGGTCCGTGGTAAGCAGCTCGACGAGCCCGATGCAATGCGCGGCATTCCACTCGCGCGGGATCAACGTGTAGTCGGCGACGTCGTCAGGCGACAGCGCGCAATCCCAGACGCTCGCCGGGTCTGCCCACTGATCGTCAGCGTTGTCCCACGTCCCGCCGTCGACCGACGCGGTCGGCAGCGCGAGGCGCAAGACCCATCGCGCCCACTGCGCCGGGTCGCCGTCCGACCATCCGGCGATGTCGCGCGTGACGCTGCCGGCGACGTCCATACGGAAACGCCGCCCGCTTCGATACTGCAACTCGATGACCATAGGCGCTGACGCGTAGTGCGCGTACAGCTGCGCGAGCATTGCGTACGGACCGCCGCGGCGCTGATGGTCGACGAGCCAGCGCATGAGCCGCTGCGCGTACAGCTCGTCAGGCTCCAAGCGCCCGCGCGAGATGCGTCGCTCGCGACCGAGCAGCGGCAACGCTTCGGGCATGTAGCCCGGAAAGCGCAGCTTCACGCCCGCCACGGTTGCATCCGCGCACGCGTCGAGCGTTACGCCGATCGTGTGCAACACGCGCCCGGCGACGTCATGTTGCAGCCACGGCGGCGTGATGCGGCGCAGCGTGTCGCGGAAGGTCTGCAGCATTAGGACTGCTCGTCCAAGAAGATGATTTCGGTTTTCCCGTTGTGCCCGTGCACAGCGCGCACGTCATCAAGCGACTTCCATACGCACGTCTGCCTGACGTCGGACACGCACCATCGCGTGACTGCGACGCCGTCAGGGAAGACCACGCCCCACGCAACGTCTCCGACGCCCGACAGTCCGGTTTCGTCTTCGCGGCGTCGGAGAATGAATCGCCGGGCGCTCATGCGCCGTACCCTTCGGGCGGCGCAACTTGGTGGATCGCGATGACGGTCGACGGTGCGGCGACCGCGACTTGCGACACGAGCAGCACGACATCGGCGGTCGGCGCGGTCACTTGGCAGTGGAAGATTTCCGGCAGCGTCGACGCGATGGCGGCGCGCAGCGCGTCGAGATACACGCGCCCGATGCCGCCGTCGATGACGTTGCCGCCGATGGGCTGCGCCGCGAAGAAGCTCGCGAGCCGCAGCTCGATCGCCGATTTGATCTGGTCTTCGCTGCGTCCCGAGGTGTTGTACATCCACAGCTCGTACTGAACGGGCACGGGCACTTCGACGGCGGCGAGCGTGTGGGCCGTGACGGCGAGCGGCGCCGCCGCGCGTTGCACGGCTTCGTCGGCGATCGCGAGGTCGCCCGCGACGACGCCACCCGACTTCGTCGCGCAGTAGACATAGACGTTGCCGAACCCGTCCTTGCTGACGCGCGTGCGGGTCACGCCGAGCACTGACTCGTCGGCGCGCTTCGCCGACCGCACGGCGTAGCTGTACGCATCCCACGGCCCCAGCGGCGACAGCGCGCCGAGCCGCTCGTAACAGCGCACGCGCAGTGCGGCGTCTGACTCGATGTCGGCGCCGACGAGTGCCGACGAGTTGAAACAGCTCACGCCCGGTAGCGTCGTAACGAGCTGCACAATCTCGCCCGCGCCCGCGGTCGAGTCGGCGCCCGCTTCGGTCGCGCGCACGGTGATCGTCGCGGGCGTCGAGCCCGCAAGCGTCACGGGCTCGACATTGCGATACGTCCGGCCGGCAGCGGTCGACACAATCAAATCGTCGGCGTCGAGCGCGTACACGCCGCCGCCCGTGTTGACGAGCGTCAGCGGTCCGGTTGCGAACGTCGCCGGGTTGAACTCGACGCCGTACACGTAGCGGGCGACGAGCCGCAGCCAGTCGCCCGTCGAGTATTCCAGGAAGCTCGACCGCGCGATGTCAGCTTGCAGGCGCGACAGCGACGCGACGACCGACGCCACGCTGACGAGCACGGTGCGCAGCGAGCCGCCCGGCTTCCAGACCGTCACATTGATTCCGAGCCGCGCCAGCACGGCATGCATGGACGATTGCGCTTCGGTGCGCGACAACGGCGTCGTCAACTCGTCGATCGTGGGAGTCGTCATGTGCCCGCGCCTTCCAGCGTGATGTTGTCCCCGGTCATGACGAAGACGAGATCGAAGCCGCCGACACGCGGGTCGACCGCTTCGACGAAGAGCGACACGCGTAGTGACAAGCGGTCGTCGCTGGTATCTAGCTCGACGTCGACGTCGACGATGCGATCGTCTTTGGTCAGCTCGTTTCGGATGTCGCCGACGAGCGCGCGCAGCGTGTCATCGGTCGTCGCCCGGTTGAGCGCGCCGCGCAAGTCGTACCCGAAGTCGGGCGCGTCGATGACCCGCCCGCGCGGCGTGGACAGTCGGCGCACGATCGACTCGACGATGCCTTCGCGCGACATCGGATCAACCTCTCGCGCGTCGGGCGTGAAGTCGGTCAGGCAGCTCAGATCAGTGCCGAAGCCGAGCGACTCGGTCGGCGCGTCGGTCACGCGCGTCAGCGTGGCAAGGTCGGCAGCGAGCGCGTCGGCTACGGTCTTGTTCATGGCGCGACCTTCGCGAGCGCGCCGAGCGCTGACCATGACGCCGGGTCGGTCGTCATCATGACGAGCGCGTGCGCGTGCGCGGCGGGCGTCGGGTCGGTCGCCAGCTCGACCGCGAACTCGGCGCCGAAGTTGCCGACCGCGCCTTCGTATGCGTACGCGCGCAGCGACCCGCCTGACAGCGCGCCTTGCAGCCCGACGATGAGGTCGAGCTGCGCCGACACGCTCGCGAGCTTGACGCCGATTTCAGCAAGCGCGAACGCGATTTGGGCCGCCGACGTGTCGACGCTTGGGAATGGTACGCCGAGCGCGGCGGCGGCTTGAAGCTGCGACAGCACCGATTGCGCGAGCGCGAGCGCGCCCGCGAAGCCGAGCGACAGCGGCGGCGGGCTGAACGCGAGCAGCGCCGTCATGCGAGCTTGCAAGTCCGGCAGCGCGGTGCCGATGCCGGCAGCGCCCGCGGCGAGCCCGATCGACACGCCCGGCAGCGCCGCCCCGATCGTCATGTCGCCGAGCTTGGCGATCGTCATGACGCGACCTTGACCTTCGACGATCCCGACGAGATCTGGCCCAACGTCTTCGGCGACGCGAAGACGATGACGCCCGTGAATGGCGCGCTGCCGATGACGCCCGTCGCGGTCGCGGGCGGTAGCAGCACTTCGACGACGTCTCCGATGCGCGCCGCGGGCGAGCCATCGGTCCCGCCGAGCGTCAGCCCGGCCGGGACGAAGCCGACGCCGCCCGGTCCGGCGAAGCCCGTGACGATGGGCTGCGCGGCGTCGCCTTCGATAAACTCGACAAGGCATTCTGCGCCCGGCTGCAGCTCGGCGTACGCGCCCGGGACGCCTGGCCACTGCGCGACGAGCTTGGCGTCAGGCAGCCCGGCAGCGGCCCGCACAGCCTGTAGCTCGACCCGCCCGTCGCCGGCTTGACTCACGACGCGGTATCGGTACTTGCCCCACAGCGGGCCGTCAGTGGCTCGGCGAGCTATGCGGGTCAGTAGCCCGGCGAGCCGCGACGGATTGGTCGGACTGCCGCCCGTCCAGGCGACGACCCGGAACTCGTCTTCGCTGACGCGGATTTCGAGCCCGCGCACGACGTACGCAGCGTCGAGCTTCTCGTCATCCAGGATCGACCCGACGCCGACCGCTGCCGGATCGTCGACGTGCAGCGTCGCGATGCGCGTGCGCGGGTTGAACGCGAGCAAGTCGCACTTGCCCGCGGGCGCTTCGGGTCGCAGTCCGACTTGCGTCAGTCCGTTGTAATCGACCCACCAAGCGACGCCGTCGCCGATGACCGACGATAGGACCGCGCTCGCGGCGAAGCGTCCCGTGCGAACGAAGTGCGCACCGATGCGTTCGTTCGCCGGGACGAAGTTGCCGAGCGTCTCGCCGACCTCGCGCGCGAGGTCTTCGGCGACGAGCCGCGCTTTGACGCCCGCGTCATTGTGGTAGCCCTTCGGCTCGACGTCCTTGCCCCATCCGTCGCCGCCAGCTGCCGCGACGAAGCGGTGCTGCAGTCCGAAGGTCCCGTCGAGCCCGTCGACGATCGTCCCGCGGAAGCTCGTCTTGCCGATGACGATCTCGACGCGCGACCCGGGCGCCAGCTCGCGCGCCGCGTCGGTCAGTACGCAGTCGGCATCCCACGGCCCGACGTTGCCAACGTTGATGCGGCAGCTCGCGAGCTTGTGACCGTTGGCTGTAGCGAAGGCTTCGGTCATCGCTTCCCCAGCGCTCCGCCCGATGGCGCTATGAGCGCGGCGAGTCCGCGTAAGGCGGCGCCCGCCTTAACGGGCGAGTCGAGCGCGGCGGTCTCGTCTAGGATCTCTTTGTGGCGCGCTTTCTCGGCGAGCAGTTCGAGGTCAAGCGCGTCGAGCGGCGTGTCGCCCGCGCCGCCGTCGACCGCGACTTCGGAGCGCGTCAGCGTGCGGTAGGCGATGACCTTGATTTCGATCGTCCACTCGCCGTCGGCGGTCTGCTCTGGCACGAGCAAATCCTCAACGACGACCGATCGGATCTGTAGATCCTCGAGCAACGGATGTGACACGTCGATCGAGTGCGGGCGCGTATTGCGCGGCGGTCGGGTGACAAGCGCCTTGAAGTCATCCCACACGGCCCAGTCATCTTCGCTGTACAGGCGCAGTCTGATCGAAAAGTGCGAGATGCCCCAACCACGATAGACGAGCAGCGCTCCGGACATCCCGTATCCGCCGATCTCCTCCCATTTGCGCGGCGCCGACGCGCCGCTGATGTCGCAAATCCCGGGCGACCATTTGCCGCCCATCTTGATCCGATCGATGGGCTGCGTGATGGGATTCCATTTCGTCGACGCCGCAGCGGCGGGCCGCGCGCGACGAGCCCGGCCCGCCTTCGGAACAGGCTTCGACGTCGCCCGCGCGACGGGCGTGTCAGCCATGCGCTGCCGCTCCCATCGATAGCGCCGCCGATTCGAGCGCGGCTTCCAGCTCGCGAACGAAGTCGATCGCCATCGACTTCGCGTCGCCGCCCGACGCGTTGACTGTAACCGTACCGATCGTGACCGTGGTCGGACCGCTGCCGCGGCTGCCGCGCGCTGCGCCGCCCGTCCCGGCAGCGGCGGCGTCGGGCGCAGCGGGCGCAGCGCTGCCGATGCTCGGCGTCATGCTCGGCGCCGCGGGCGACATGATCGCGGTCGTCGGCGTGAGACCCGCGAGCGCGTCGTGTACGTCGTCTGCGTTGGCTTCAATGCCGACGACGATGCCTTGCGGGATAGCGCGCGCCGCGTCGGCGAAGAGTTTCGACGGCGACGAGATGCCCAGAACGGCTTTGAAGCCCGTCCACAGCCCGACGCCGATGGCGACGATCGCCTCGGTCAGCGCTTTGTATCCGGCCCAAAGTCCTTCGACGATGCCGAGCAACACGTCCTTGCCAAACTGCATCCAATCGAAGCCGTCATAGTTTTCCGAGAAGAGCGCGCCGAGCTGACTAAACAGCTCGTATACGCCCCACAGCGCGGCGACGAAGAGCACGACTGGCCAGCTCGCGATCAAGATTTCGCCCGCGAGAATGCCGAAGCCGACCGCGAGCAGCATGACCGCGGTGTAGCCGAAGAATGCGGCGGTCTTCATGCTGTGAAGCATCGGGATGTTGACGAAGGCTTTTTTGATCGCGAGTCGGATTTCGAGTAGCGCCGTCGTCAGCTTCATGACCCACAGCAACGCGCCGCGGATGAAGTCACGAAAGAACGGTGTGACCGCGACGATCCCGTCGGCGAAGAGCTGCGTCCAACTCGTCATGATCGACGCGAGCGCTTTGCCGCTCGGCGTCGCGCGGCTGAAAAGATCGAACAGCACTTGCCGCGCTTTCTGCAACGGCTCGATATCCAGCTCGGCGAAGAGCATGGCCATGTTTTCGTGAAACTTCTTCATCTGTACATCGAACTGCAGCATGTACTTGCTGGCGATGCCGCCGAGCTGCGACTTGACGCGCGCCGCGAACTTGTCGACGTTGCCGCCCGTGTGCGCCAAGCCCGCGGCCCACCCCGCGAACATGTTGGCTTGCTCTTCGCCTTGCGTCACCGATTTGATGGCCATTCCTTCCAGCACGGTTTCGAGTTGCTTGCCGCGCAGGCCCATCTTGTACAGCTGCGTTTGGTAGCCCGCGAGCTGGTCGCGTCCGAGCGCGCTCGATGCGGCGACGCGGTCGAGCGCGCCTTGCATCTCGTCGGCGTTACCCGACGCGCGTCCCCAATAGTTGCGAAGCTTGACGAGCCCTTCCAGGCGCAAATGGTCAGCGCGTCGGGCTTCCGCTTGCGCGACGCCGTACTTGACGAGCAGCACGATCCCGGCAGCGGTCGCCGTTCCAACCGCGCCCATCAGCGCGATGCGGCTCGACAAGAGGCGCAGCACTCTCGACCCGCCCATTTCCTCTGACAGCTTCTTGAGCTGTTCGGCCATGGCGCGGTTAGACTTCGCGACTTCCCCGGTCTGCATCTTCGTCAGCCGTTGCACGCGCGCGGCGAAGCCTTCGGTCGCCGCGCCCGCTTTTTTGAAGCTGCCGCCAAGCTCGACATACTTGGCGCGACTCTGCGCGATGGCCTGCGACTTCAAGCCGACTTGCTTCGCGAGCTGTTTGTATTGTGACGATTCTTCGAGCCCGCCCGCTTTGAGATCGGCCATGGCACGCTTCATCTCTGACAGCGCTTTCACATCCTTGGTCAGCTCGTCGCGCAGCTCGGCGAGCGCGGCGGCGGCGCTGTTGGCTGGCCCTGCCGCGTCTTCGTCGACCGCGAATGTGAATGTTGCCTTGTCTTCGGCCATGGGTCAGCTCGATGTGGTCAACGCTTTGCGGATGTTGCGTAGCTCGGTCATGGCTTCCAGGATCGCGATCGCGCCGACGTAAGCGCGCGCGGTGCTGACGAGGTCTTCTTCGTCGAGCTTCGTCCCAAGCGCCGCGAGCAAACAGTCGGCTGCGACCGATACGTCTTCGCGTTGCTTGGCCCGAAGCTCGGCTATTTTTCCGCGGTTTCTCGCACGCGCAGACCGGCGAGCACGCCGAGCGCTTTAGAGCACCGATGCAGCACCATCGGCTGTGCGTCGAGCATGACATCGAACTCGGGACCGCTCGGGTACACGAGCGACGGGCGCACGAGCTTGATCAGGTCTTCGGTCTTTAGATCTTCGGCGCGCTCCATGAAGCGACGCATCGTGGCTTGATGCGCGCGCTTCAAGATGACCACGCCGAGATCCGTGTCGATGGTCGCAATCATCTTGCCGACGCGCCCGATGCGCTCTTCGGCGTCGGCGATCGCTTGCTCGTCGCGTAGCCCACGCTCTTCGGCTTCGACCTCGTCGTCGGCGGCGTACCGCGCTTCGCGGGCTTCGCGTTGACGCTGCAGCTCGGCTCGCTTGGCGCGCAGCTCGGCAAGTCGCTCGTCGCGCTCGTCGACGGGTCGCACGGCCGCGGTCATAGCGAGATCCCGCCCGCGCTGCCGCGCGTGTCATACAGCGCGAGGTCGTCGCGCGTGATCGACATCGTCGATACCTCGATCTCTTCCTTGAGCGGGTCAGCCGACTCTTCGCAGGAATTGCTGTTGCCAGTCCAGACGCAGCGATCGAATACGCACGTGAACGCGTTGTCGCTTTCGGCTTCGACGCCCTGCAACACGATCTGAAACTCGACGTCGCCGTAGGAGCCGCTGCCTCGCTTCGCGAGCGCGAGGCGCGCCGCCTTGATCGCATGGTTCCAGCCGACGAGCTTGACAGGGTCGGGCGTGTACTTGCCCGCCGACCGGCCGATCGGAGCATGATGTCTTCCCATGCCCCATGCCAGCACGCGCTCTCTTTTTTCCGCCCACTGAATCGAGGTGAAGCCGAAGTAGGGCTCGCCGTCGATTTTCATCGACAGTGATCCCCAGCTCAGCAGGTTGCCGTTGACTCTGATCGCGTCCGACATGGCTGACCTTCCTTAGACCGCTTGCGCTTGGAGCGCGGCGTTTGTGTAACCGACGTCCAGATCGATGAACTCGGGATAGGCGAGCGGCAGCACGCGCGCTTGGCCGCGCAGCGTGCGCGTCGAGATGATGTTATCCGTACGGCTCAGCGTGAATTGAATGCCGCTCGCCTTCGGCTTTGCGAGCAGCGTCCCGCGCATCACTGCGCGCGCGCCCGCTTCGATCTCCAGCGCTTCGGCTTCCAAGATGAAGCCTGTCGCTGCGTTGACGCGGATGGGCTTATTCAGCCGACGCCTGAAATACTGACGCAGCGCGTCGTGCGCGACGTTCAGCACGCGCCGATGCGGCAGCAAGAAGAAGTCGGACCCTTCGGGCGAGAAGCATCGCGGCCGCGTGACGTACACGCCCGCATTGCCGTCTTGCGTGCACAGCGTGACGTATCGCAGATCGTCGAGCCCGGGAGACGCGGCTTCGTCGTGCTCGTCGAGATTGCCGTTGTCGTCGCGGATGCTGACGCCCGCAAGCAGACCGAGATTGATGTCGGCCGTGTCGGTCTCTTCGCTCACGCTGGCTTCCATCGCGGCGTACGCGAAGCTGACCGGGCGGCGGTACACGCGCCCACTGATGGAACTCACGAGCTTGATCGCGCCCGCGCAGAGCGATCCGTACTTCGTCGCCTTCGCTGCCGACAGTGGCGCGAGCTGCGCGGCGTACGCAGCCTCGGTCTCGCCCGCGGTCGGAATGGCGACATTGCCGATCCATGCGTGCGGCTTGCCGCTCGCCAGCATGCCGGCGACCTTCCCTTCGACGACGTCGAAGGCGGCAGAGTCGATGACGCCGACGACGTGCACGAGTTCCCACGTCGCCGCCGACAGCGCGAGCGCGTCGAGCGCGGCGCCAAGCTCGCCCGGATTCCAATGCGCCGCGGTCAGCGTCGCCGCGTACAGGTCGCCCGCGACGAGCGTCCCGGTCCCGAGTGCGAGCGTTACGCCCGCGCCCGGTACGACAATCGCGTGAGCGGTGCCGAGCGCGGTCTTTGGCCCGAAGGTCCGCCCGCCATCGAGCGACGTGCGGTAGGTCGCGCCCGCGGTGCCTACCGTTCCGCCGTTCAGGATCTGGACGACCGCTTGGAAGTCGTCGACAGCTGCCGTTTCCGCGTCGACCGTAACGACCGAAGTCCCGGTCGCATCCGCCGTGACCGCGCTCGCCGCGGCTGCCGTGCTCGCGCCCGTGCGCACGAGCAGCACGGGTCGCCCGTAGCGCTCGATGTAGTGAGCCGCCGCTTCTACGAGCGGGCCGCTGCCGAAGGCGACGATCACGTCCTTGATGCGCGCGAAGGTCGCGGGCGTATTGGTCGGTCCCGCTGACGCGGCGCCGACGAGCGCATACAGCTTGCCCGCGGTCGGCGGCAGAATGCCGAGCGCGCCGTCGAGTTCATTGATCCTGACTTGCGGTAGTGACATCGCTTGATCCCTTTCTATTGCTCTTCGTTCGTAACGACGGGCGCGTCGGACGTCGGCTCAGCGGCGGGCTCATCGCCGCCGCCGAGACCAGCCGAGATCTCGCCGCTCGCGAAGAGCGATGTGACGTCGGGCGTAGGCGGCGAGTCGGGAACCATCGCGTCGACGCTGCAGACGATGCGCAGCGCCGCCCCGAAGCGCCGCTCTTTGCGGTCGATGACCCAGCGCTCCGAATTGATCTTGAACGTCCCGTGCGCTGACAGGTAGACCGCTCGATGCCAGTAGTCGCGCAGCAAGCGCACCATTCGATACTGAGCCGCTTCATCGTCGGGCTTCGTCGGGTCGCTCGCCGTGATCGTGACAGTGAACAGCTCGCGCAGCGTGGCGAGCGAGCGCGGCGTGCGGCCCGGGTTGCGCGGCGGCTCGACGCTGCCCGCTGCGCCCGACTGATCGCCCGGGACCCACGTGACGCGGCCCGCCGCGTAGGTCTGTACGAGCGAAGGCTGACGCCACCCGAACAGGTTGACCGCCGCGAGCCCTTCGGCGGCAAAGCGCGCCGTCACGTCGGCGTACAGCTTTTCGAGCGCGAGCACGTCAGCCATTCGGCGCCGTACCTTTCGTCAGCGCTAAGTGTTGATGGAAGTGCTTACGCAGCAAGCGCACGACGACGTCGCGGTAGGCGGGCGGCAGCTCGTCGCCCGCGAGTATGACTTGCCGCTTGATGCGACCGCGTGCGCTGCCGCGATGGTGTCGGGCTTCGACGCCCATCAAGCGCACGTAGATGTTGCGCCCGATGTTCGCGACGCCGAGCTTGCCGTCTGCCGCCGCGCCCGCGAGCGGCTTCTTGCCTTCGGCCGTGAGCTTCCACGGCTCGCCCGTCGGCGACAACCCGGCAGCGATCGACGCTTGAAGCATCGTCTTCCACTCGCACGCGACTTCGGGCAACGCTGCGTCGATGACCTTCGGCAGCGTGCGCACGCGTTCGATCAGCTCGTCGAGCTGCGCAATGGCGTCGTTGTTGGCTGCGTCATGGTCGGGCATGGCGATCGGTCAGCGTCGCGTGTTGCCTTCGCGGATGAAGTCTTCTTCGCGTGCGGTCTCCCGTTGCACGTCAGCGAAGACGTACGGGCTTGCTTCCGTGTACGTGCGCGGTCCGCCGAGCGAGACGCCGCTCGCGCTCGATCCGTCGCTGCGCAGTGGCAGATCAAAGAGACCTGTTTCCGCGTCGGCGGCTTCCTTGATTTCGTCGAGCGCGGTCTTCGCTTCGGTGCGGTATTCGTCGATGTTGCCCGACTCTGGATCGATGCCGCGCTTCGTCTCGACGTCGACCGTGACGAGCGCGGCGAGCCATCCGCGCACGACGATGGGCGCGGGTAGCTGGAACGGTGCGGCGTACCGCTTGCGCAAACGCGAGTCGATGTACGCCGACTTCAGCTCCAAGCGCAGCGCGACGAAGCCGGGATGCCCGGCTTCGACCGCGTCGACGAAGCTTGCTGGCATGAGTGACAGCATTTTGAATTCTTCGACTGTCAGGTATGCCGCCATGACTTGTTACCTGGAATGCGGGTTGCGCGGCTCGGATTCGAACCGAGACCTTCGGAGCATGAGACCGACGGGTTGACCGTTTCCCTACCGCGCCGCCATTGGCTGCTAGGTCTTCGAGCCCTTGAAAAGCAGGTAAGGGTGACCCGGCTGAACGCTGTTACGACCTTCGGTCATCCACTGGAACTCGCGGATGCGCGCGAGCTGTGCGTCCGACTGCGGACCGTAGAACAGCACGCTGAACGGCTCGCGCTGAACGTACACGAAAGCGCCAAGCTCGCTCGTCGTCAGGTCTTCCATTCCCAGGTAATAGTCTGTGTCGCTGCCGCCGAAGGCTTCGCCAAGCTCCAACAGTTGGACCGGCTGACCGACGCCGAGATTGCTGACGATGGCTTCGACGTCGCCGACTGCGACGCCGCCGCCCGCTGCGGCTTGTGCGATGAACTTCGCGTTCGTGAGTTGCTGCGCGCGCGGCAGCATACGCGGCGGAACGAACAGGTACGCAAACTTGAGAAAGCGCGGGTCCTTTCCGTTCGGGAGTTTCATCGTCGTCGCGTAGCCAATTGCGCGCGTCAGATTCGTCAGCGCGACGTCGACCGTAACGCTGTCATCGATCGGCAGCGCGCCCGGATATGCGGGGATGTTCAGCGCCGGATTCGCCGCCGCAGCCGCGCCCGTGAAGACGTTTGCGAACGTGCCCGCCTGCGGGCTGTAGGGATTGAGCGGGTGATCCTTCGCGAAGAAGGTCTTGCCGTCATACGTGATCGGATTGGCGCGGATGGCTTCGGCGACGCAGCGCTGTGGCCAATATGCCGAGTAGCTGCCGATCTGCCGAGACCAATGCGCGGCGAGGTCGATGCCGTTGCCGTCGACGTCCTCGAACGCTTCCTTCTTGAGCTTCAAGCCCGCGGCTGCGTTCTCGACCGTGATCTCGGCAGTCGTGCTGACGATGTCTTCGAATTCGAGATTGCCGCCTTGGCCCGTGCGCTCGATGCGCGCCGTGTCGAGCAGCCAGATCAGTCGCTCTTTCTTCGACGTCGTCGTGGTCTGTTTGGCGATCTGCGTCCACCAAAGTTGCGTCGTAAGACGCTGGTACTCGTTCTGTGTGATCACTCGCATGTTCGATTCCAGATCGAACATGAAGCTCGGCGTGATGGCTGGCATGACTAGTCAGATCCTTTTCTCGCGCGCGCGCGCGCTTATGCGGGCAAGTGCGGAAGGGGCGAGTAGACGAGCACGCCTTTGGATGGGTCGACCGCGAGAATGAGACCGAGCGGCGAACCCGTTGCGGTCGCGGTCACTGTCACGTCGTCTTTGATGTACGCGATCGTTCCGACGTCGGCGGCGTCGAATGGCGCCGCCGCATCGTTGTCCCACCAGATCGCTTGGATCTCACGGAACATCTTGATGTGAATCTTCGTCGCGCCATCAGGCGACGCCGCGACCTTTGTCTCGTGAAAGACGCCGACGCCGATCAGTCCCGTGCGCGCTGCGCCGCGCACGATCAAGCCGTTCGCCGCCGTGTCGAAGCAAGCGAGCTTGCCTTTCTCGCATACCACGCCCGCCTTCGCCGGCAGTGAGATGTATCCCCAGTGCGCTTCGCGCAACATACGTTCCATAGCTGTCAGACCTTTCTCGGCGTCGCCGCCGCCGTCAGCTGCCGCCGTCGGTCGTGACCTTGTCGGTCAGTACGCCGAGCGTGAGTTTGTAATCGGTGTTGAGTACGCCGGGCGTCTGCGCGAGCAGACCCATGCGCAGATCCATGTCCCGCTTCTCGCTCGGCGGGAGCTGCGCCGCGAAGCCGTCTTGATCCTTGCCGCGCATCGGCTGCGCCAGTGCGGCGACGCGCGGGTTGTTGATGGTCTGACCCGGCTTCGGCTTCGCGGGCGCCGCCGTCGCCGCGAGCGGAGTCACTGACGGCTTCACCAGTTCGCGCACGGTCGACAGCGGCGCTTTGGCGAGTACCGCTTTGTACTCGGCCGTGAAGTCGGGTCGGCTCGCGATCAATGCGTCTCGCTCGCGCTGTTCGCTCGCGGCGAGCCGCGCTTCGAGCCGCGTGACCTTCGACATGGCCTTGGCCGCGATACCGTAAGCCGAAGCCGCCTCTTTCTTGTCGTCGGCGGCCGCTTTCTTGTCGTCGTCGCCCGCCTCGGCTTTCTTCTTGTCGTCGTCGGTTGCCGCCTTCGGGTCGTCTTCGTCATCGTCGGCGGCTGACGCGTCATCGTCGGCGGGCGGCTCTTCGTCGCCGCCCGCGCCCGCCATCAGCGCCGCGAGCGCGCGCTTCGCGGCTTGCCCGTTCGCGTCGTCGACCTTCGCCGCTTCTTCCAGCGCCGCGCGTGCGGTCTCGAATGGCGAGCCGCCTTCGCCGTCTTTCTTCTTCTTGTCGTCGTCAGCCATGGCCGATCCCTTTCCGATGTTTGCGAGCAGTGCAGCCAACGGCTGCACGCTGTCAGCGAGACCCATTGCGATTGCATTCGTCCCGTGAAACACGCCCGCATCGAGCGCTTGCACGGCTTCGGCTGACAGCTTCGGACGCATCTCGGCGACGAGGTCGAAGAAGACCGACGCCATCGAGTCGACGATCCCTTGCGTGTCGGCAAGCTCGGCTTCGGTCAGCGGCGAGTCGGGATGTCCGTACGTCTTGCGCGAGCCCGACGCGATGAACGCGACGCGCATGCCGCGCATGCTGTTCGCGGCGCTGTAGTCGTCGCGCGTCGACAGCACACCGATTGACCCGACCGTTGCCGTGTCGCCGAGTGCGATGTGACCCGCCGCGGACGCGAGCGCGTACGCCGCGCTGCAGCCGTGACCTTCGACATAGGCATACAGCGCTTTGCGTTTGCCCGCGCACATGGCGCGCAGCTCGCGCGCCGCGTCGAAGCATCCTTGCGCGTCGCCGCCCGGGCTGTCGATGCGCAGCACGACCGCGGGCGCGCTCGACTCGCACGCGAGCGCAACGCGTTCGCGGATCGCTTCGTACGAGTCGCACCACGATCCCGCGTGCTGTTCCAACGGCCCACGGATCGTGACGATGGTTGCTTCGGTGCGCTCTTCATTCACGGGCGGCGCATCGGGCATGAAGAAGAGATCGAAGAATGCGGACGGCTCGACCGCGAGCACGCCGCGGCGTTCGTACCGATGCGCTTCGCGCTGCTTTGGCTTCGTCATGCCGCCGCCGTGTCTTCGACTACGGGTTGCGCGGCCGCGGGCGCGGCCGCGGGCGCGGCGGGCTCGGCAGACTTCGGCACGAAGCCGTTGCCGACTGCGCCGAGCAACTTGTCGGCGGTCGCTGCGTCGATGTTGAACGCGACCTTGATAATCTCGACTGCGGTCTCGCGCGGCAGCTGACCCGCGACTACGAGCCCGATCACTTCGAGTAGAGACGTCACTTGCGCGCCATTGAGCGCGGAGTCGGCTTTCTTCTCGGCGGCGGGATCGGCGCCATCGGCCGCGGGCGATGCGTTGGGCGGCGCAGCGGGCGTCGCGCCATCGTCGGTCGGCGCGGGCGCGGCCGCGGGCTTCGTGTTGTCGACCGCGAGTCGCAGCTTCGGTGCCGCAGCGCCGCCGCTGATACCCGCTGCCGGCTTGTCGGCGTCGATGGCGACGTCGAGCGACCCGTCGAGATTGACGTCCCCCTTGACCGGGATCCCGAAGCGGTCGCACAGCGCGGGCACGTTCAGCTCGATGCCGTTGGGCGCGAGCGCGTCGCGCAGTGCGGTCGTCGCATTCGCCGCCGTGACCATCGACACGGCTTCCTGATTGCGATCCTTCGGCGGCGTGACGTCCCACTCGACTACGCACGGCTTCTCCAAGATCGCGTCTTCGCCCCACTCGAGCGCGACATACACTGGTATGCCCTGCGTATTGATAGTGTAAGCAAGCGAGTCGGCCGTCTCTTTGATGAGGTCGGCGCGAATCGTTTGATGGATGCTGCTGTTTGCAAAGCCGACGCCGCCGTCGACGGTTACGGTCTGGCCCGCAACGGCGATAATCATCTCGTTTTCTTGCTGCGAGATGGTCGTGTTGAACGACTCCCAACCGCGCCCGTTGCTTTCGAGCAACTTCACTTCCCATCCGACGGGCACTGAAAAGACCGTGTTGACGCCCCACGCAATAACTTGCTTGAAGAAGCTTTCTTTCTGCTCTTCGGCGGCGCCGCTCGGCGCTTGCGCGACGCGCGCGGGATTGGCGAGCTTGCCTTCCCAATTGTCTTTATGGAGTGCGGCGTGTTCCTTGCGGATGTACGCGCGGCCGATCGCGCGCCACAGTCCGGTCGACCATGGCGACACGCGCCCGCCCGGGATGTGCAAGACCCATCGCCCGTCGCCGGGCGTGATGGGAACGCGGCCCGCGACCGACATCATGTACCACTGATTTTCAGACCAGACGTATCGCAGGAAGCGCGGCTCGTAGCGGCAGAATACCGGATGTGCCCGACCCGCGACCGGCAGCAACTCGCCGAAGCCGACGCCGATCAGCAAGCCGTCGGCGGCGAGCAGCGCGATCTCGCTCGGCGGGAACATCTCGTCAAAGACCGAGCGCACCGCGTCGGGCTGCATGTCGAGCGCTTTGACAACGTCAGCGTCGCCGCGAAAGCGCTTCGGTAGGCGCACGAGCCCGCCCGTGCGCGTCGACAGGACGCCCGCAAAGATGCCGTCTTTTCGGGCTTGCTGCATCAGCTTCCCGGCTGAGTCAAGGTCGCCGTTGTCAGCCGCGCGCTCGGCTGACTCTAGGTCGGCGAGATACCAACGCGTCTGCGATGGCGACGGCGACTGCAGCCCGCCGCCCCACATGCGACGCATGCGCTCGACGAGCGGCGAGTCAATGTCGGGCATCTCTGCCGCCATCGGCGACAGCGTCTGCTGATACGCGCTTATGCCGAGTAGCAACTCGCGAGCACGCTCACTGATCCGACGAAGCATCGACCGGCAGTAAGCCGCCGCCGCCGCGCTGTTGTCAGCGAACTATGCGCCCGCGTCAGGCGCGGTAGCGGTGTACGGGCGCTGCATCCCATGCGTACGCAGAGATGCCGTATACGCGCGCGAGCACGGCGCGGGAGTGTACGCCCGGGCGCTTGATGCCGGCGAGCCACTCACTGACGCAGCTTGGCGACACGTCGCAGCGCGCGGCAACTTCGCGCGCTGTCGTGCGCTGCAGCACGGCGAGCAGTGAGCGCTGGCCATAGGTCATCGCGACTCGCGGTCGGTCGACTCAGTCTTGAACTCGATGCGCACGTCGCACGTGCCGAGTAAGAGCAGCATCGCGAGACCCGCAAGGATCAGCCACTCGCCGCCGAGCAATGCTCCGTATTTTTGATCAAGCTTCACCGTCGCCCCCAAACGTTGCCGCCGCTGTATGGGTCGAAGGTCTCTTCGGCAACGGGCGGCAACTCGGCCGCGTGCTCGCGCGCGGCGATGCTCTGGACTTCCGGCGGTAGCTCCGCCGTCTGCAGCGACAGCGGCTCCCAGCACGACAGCGCGACCGCGTCCATGCGATCGGGCGACCGGCCGATCGTCTTGCGCACGACGTCCTTGCTCGTGATTTTGAGTCGCCCGTTGATGGCTTGCGTCCACTCGTGCGCGTGTAGCTCGCGTTCTAGTTTGGCGTCTTCGACGAGCGCGCCGCCGTCCCGCATCCACTGCGCGAGATTCGCGACCAGCTCGTCTTTGATGCGGTCATAGATCTGCGGCTTGCGCACGGCGCGGTCGGACGCGCGCACGCTGACAAGCTCGAACGGCGGCGGAGCCTTCGACGCGAGCACGCGCAGCTCGCTGTATACCTTCGTGCCGATCGGACCTTCGCGGTCGACGACGATGACGGGCGTCTCGCGCGGCAGCCCGTGCGTCGAGATCATGCCGAGCGCGCGCCCGATGTGCTGCTGCTCGGTCAGCCCGCGAAAGGTCTGCAGTGCAAGGATCTTCAAGCCGCGGCGCGCGGCGAAGGCGGCTTCGTCGCCGAGCCCAGACTCGCCAGCCGGGTCGATGCCGATGAACAGTCGCCCGGCTTCGGGCGTCTCGGCGTGTCGCGCCTCTGACTCTGCGATCGCGTGCAACGTGAACGCCTTGCCGTCTTCGTGCGTCGCGTGCCGACCGAGCACGCGCACTTGGTACAGCGCGGAATCTTCGCCCCACTCGATGCGCTTCTCGGTGATCCAGTCGCGCGTCGCGAGTCCGGGTATGACCGTCTTGCCCGCGACAACGTTGGGCGATTCTTCCGACGACACGCGCAGCGTTTTGTACAGCTGCGACTTGCCATGGAACGCATCAAAAAACTCGCCTTCGTTGCGCGTCGGGTTGCCGAAGAGCACGACCCGCCCGCCGCCTGCGAGATTGCCGCCGATGGCTTCGAAGATGACATCGGGCACGCCCGACGCTTCGTCGATGATGTACAAGAGATTGCGGCCCGACACGCCCGCGACCGCTTCCGACTCACGCGCGGTGAAGCCGACTACCTCGCGGAAGTCTTCCGACTTGAGACCCGTGCGCGCCAGCTCGCCGATGTCGCCGTCGATGACTGCCGAGTGCGGGCATGGCTTCGGTATGAGATGCCCGTCAGGGTCAGCGTCTTTGCACGCGACGCACCGGCCCGACCGCGCGCGCATGATGCGCAGCTCGCGCCACAGAATCTGGTCTACCTGACGCGCGGTCGTCGACGACATCACGACCCGCGCGTCGGGATAGCTGCAGTAGAAGTGCAGCGCGACGCCCGCCGCCGTGTGCGACTTCGAGACCTTGTGACCCGACGCGATGGCGACGCGCGGGTAATCGCGGATGGCTTCTATGATCTCGACTTGCCGATGCCACGGCTCGACGCCGAGCACTTCGCGAAAGAACGCGACCGGGTCGAGTTGGTACTTCGTGTTCGGGAACTTGACGAGCGAGCTTGCGAGCAACTGCGCCGCGAGATCGATCCGCATGTCCGCAGCGAAGCTGACGCGCTCGCGGTCAAGCTCGCGCTTGCGGCGGCGGTCGACTTCGGTTGCGGTCGCGGTCGTCATTGCTCGCCGACCGCGCGGTCGCTGTACCAAATGACGTCGTCGCCTTCGCGTCGCACGCCGATCGTCAGAAACGACCGCTCGCGCGTCGCGAGTGGCGTGCGCTCGGCGTCGTCGAGCCATGCATCGAGCGTCTTGTGTAGCCGCTCGCGATTGCCGTGGGGCACGATGGGAACGCGTTGCTGCTTGCGTTTCGTCATGGTCATCGTTGCCCCGTGCGATAGTTGACGATCGTCCGACACGTCTTCATGTGATGGAAGTGTCGCGCGGCGTGCGGCGGCGGCGGCGCGCGCGTCGAGACCGCGAGCACGGCGACGCCGTCGACGACCGCGATGTGCCCGCGGCCACTCGGGGCGACGTCGAGCATGAGCCGCGTCCCGCGCGCAGTGCCGACCCACAGCACGCGCACCTTGCACGTCGGGCACGTGTCGGGCTCGTCGGCGCCGTGCCACGGGAACTCGACGTCGATGACGTCGGGCATCATGGCTTCGCCCGCGGCTCGGCGTGCAAGTGATCGTCGCCCGCGGCCAGCTCGGCGCGGGCGCGTTGCTGCGCGGGCGTCCCGGGACACTTCGCGTCGCGCGCCGCGCCGACGAGCCCACACACGTTGCAGACGCCGTCATGCGGATAGTGGTTGGCATCCCATCGCGCGAACTCTTCCTTGAGCTGCCGCGGCGTCATCTTGCGCGAGTACTTCACCGCCGCGCGCGCGCCTTCGACGGCGAGTGCGACGGCGGCGCGGATCAGGATGCGGGCGACGGTCATGGCGCGGTCGCTGCCGTCGACAGCTCATTGGACAGCTCGACCGCGTTGTGCGCGCACATGGCAACGATGACGCGCAGTCGGTCGAGCTGCATTTTGCGGTCGAGCGCGATGGTGCCCGCGAGCTGCAGCTCGGCGCGTACGCGGCGCAGCTCGTCGAGCAACACGCCGAGCGCAATGTCGGCAGTATCGCCAGGGTTGCGATGTAGCGCGTCAGCGATGCGCTCGGCCTGGTCGAGCGTCATCGCCTTGCGTCGCCATCGGTCAAGGTCTGGCTCGACGACCCGGGGTCTCTCCGTCATGAGGCTTCCACCCTTTCTATCGCCGCGAGTACGTCACGTGCTGCGACGGGGTGCGGCTTGAGCGCTTCCAGGATCGCACGCTTGAGCCGACGCCATGCCGGATGCTGCGCGACGTACCGCGCTTCGGAGGTCTCGCCCGACTGCTCAAGCTTGGCGCGCAAGCCCATGACCTTCGTCTCGGCGTCGGCGAGCTTCACGCGCTCGCCCGGTAGCAGACCGTCGACCTGCCGCTCTGCGCGGATGGTTGCGAGCAACTCCAGACACTCGTCGAGCGCATTGCCGCTGCGCAGCTCGGCGAGCTGACGCGCCCGCATCTCTGCTGTCACGATGTTCGGCGCGGGCGGCGGCGGCGGTGCAGCGGGCGGCGGCGGCGGCGGCTCGGATGCGGGCGGCGGCGGCGGCGGCTCGGATGCGGGCGGCGGCGGCCCGACTACTGCCGCCGCCGCCCGCGGCGCCGATGGTAGCTCGCGCACGCCGCCGAGCGCGACATCAGTTCCGGGTCGGCAACTCCAACTGTGTGACGGGATGCCGAAGGCTTCTTCGATGCGGCGACGCGCGGGCGGGCTCGGCGTCTTCGCGCCGCTGCGCCAATTGCACACCGCTTGCTTCGACCGTGCGTCGCACTGCTCGCGAATCTCTTCCAGCGATCCCGGCAGCGCCAAGAAGCGGCGCTGACCTTCGCTGCGCAGCTTCGGCGGCGCGTGCTCGGCAATCGTCAGCGTGGCGGGTTGCGTCATGCGCTTCGCTCCGATGTCAACAATATTTGCAGGTCAAGGCGAAGGTCTGGGGAAAATTCCGGCGTGGGCGGCGTACAGTATAAACGGAATGTATGGTCATAGCCGGTTCCGCTATGTTTTCGCGGGTCTCCTGGGACCTGCCATC